ACCCTTCCGGCTTCTGTTCTTTGTATGCCGTCTCGCGCTCTCGGACCATCTGATCGACGCCACCCTCCGGGACTCTTGCAACCATCCCCGTGGTATCCGCCAGCCAGTTGTTAAGACGATTCCCGGCGTTCACCACTCCAGACGGCAGGATCTTAGTGAGCAATTGCGCCCCACCGTGGATAGGGTCGGCAAGGCCCATTCCGAAGCGTTCGACCGCACCCATTGGGGCTTTTTCTGGCTCATCCACTAACGTGAATTTGCCCGCTTTCGGTTCATCGTCGATTAGAGTAAATGCCATTATTCTTTCACCCATCGCATGCCATCAGAACGATAGATAGTCCCGTCATCCGATTTCATACGCTTGCCACGGTACATCGACGGGCTTGGCAACTTCTCAAACGTACCGGCAGCAGGAGCAGGGGCCGCCGCATCAGGCATGCGCCTTCCCACCGTAACGTCTTTTGGATCGAGTCCGTACCTTTTCGCCGCGTCCTCGTATTGCCCAATGATCTCGGTCGCGCCCTTTTGGAACGAATCGTTAATCGCTTTGGCAGATCCGTAAAAATCTTCGCGCTGCTTCGGCGTGAGCTTTGTTCCATTTAGGACCATCTGCGCATAGTTCGTCACGCGATCAAATAGGCCCGATGCATTCATTGCCATCGCAAGTTCAGACTCACGCACAACGGATTCCGGGTCGAGCACCTTCATGAACTTCGTTGCCATCGCCAGATCATTTGCAGGGGATGGCCGCATCTTGGCGGTTTCAATCAACTTGAACGCCGAAGACATCTCGTCCGCTGCTTTGATTCTGTTGTCGCTCTTGAGATCGTCCCGGAGTTTGTTTCCCCACTCGAACAATCGGCTGCGTTCCCTTGCATCAACGCTCACTTGCGTGGCACCCGCCCTGCTTCTAGACATCGAAAAATCTCGTGCCTGCTCAGGCGTTAACCCGGTCATCTCAAACGGCACCGCCCCAGGAGCAGCCGTCTTCTCAGCCTGAAACACCGGCTGCACCTGCTGCGTGACAGGATCTCGCACGAATCCCGCCTGCTGCCCGCCAAGGTCGGATTGGAAGAACTGCGGGCTAATTCCCGTCTTCGCCTCTATCGCCGCAGTCCGTTTCGGCCCCTCCGGCAGCGCGTTAATCATCCGCAGATCGGACGGCATCTCGTAATTCTTCTCAAGCACTTTCGACAACGATCCAGGTCCGCCCATCGTGAACAATGCGCGTACCTGATTCGCTGGCATGCCAAGCATCCCCTGGATCACGTCGTCAGACTGCGACAGCAACCCCTGCATGCGCTCTTGCGCCTCGACTTGCTGTTGCGCTTGGCGCTGCCGCTCAGCCAATTGCGCCTGCATAGCGTTGCGCTGCATGTCCTGGGTTTGCATATTCGACAGCATCCCCATGCCCTGCAACGCCTGCATGTTGCGGTTGTTAGCCGATTCCCGGCCTTGGAGATAGCCTGCGTACCCTGGTCCGTACAGTTGTGACAAATCCATATCGCCCCCCTACGGCAAGCTGAACTGTTGACGGAATAGCCGCTGCATCATGTCGCTCATGCTGTTATCGCTGGTCAACCCTGAGATCGTATTGCCCGCAATCGCATATGGCTGTCCCGACGTTGTGGCAATCTGCTGCCCAAGATTCGCCTGGATGCCCTGCCCGGACAGACCGAGCGAGCCGAGCGAGTTCACGGTGTTTGTGTAGCGGTCAAAAAGCGCACCCGTCGCCAAACTCTGCGCGGTAGGCGACGTGCCCGGATTGCCATACGTCGTCGATAGTGCACGCATCGTCGCATTTGCAGCGCCGGTCGCCTCCGGGCTTGTGTAGAACGAGTCCGGGTTGTTCAGGTAGCCAACAGCCTTGTTCAAGAACGGCGCGCGTTGCCCGGATAGCTGACTCTGCAAGTTCGTCAGCGCGTCTGCCTGTTCCTTGCTGCCCAGGTAGCCGACGCCTGCGCCGAGCAGCTTGCCGATGATGTCGGACGTGCTCTGATCGATGCCTAGGAGCTTGGAGAGCGCCGACGCGCCGGTAGAGGCTGCACCAGCAGCGCCACTACCGCCTAACTGGTTTAGCAAGCCTGTCGCACCGTTCACCGTACTGCCGCCAAGCCCTGTAGCGTTCGCTAGTCCGGTCGCCGCGATATTCCCGAGTGATGCCGTTCCAAGCCCCGCAGCCGACTCCAGCGCCGCCCCTGCGGCTCCTGTAGTGCCTGACTCGATCAACGCGGCCAGTTCTGCGGCAGAGAGGTTCCCCGTCCCTGTCGCCGCCTGTGCAAGCGATTGCAACATGCCACCCCCTTCTGCCGCTCCAGCTGCGCCCGCTCCTGCGCTTGCTCCAGCCTCCGCGCTACCCGTAGCCGCAGCGGCCCCGCCATACGCCCCGAGAGACGTGGCAAACGGTCCAGCTGCAATAGCAGCCAGCGGAAGCATCGATACAAGGTCTGCGTTGTTCCAGAAACCGCTTGGATTGATGCCGTAAAAATCCTCGCCGCCCGTAGCCTGTGCCGAAAGTTCTGGCCGATATACGTACTGCCCATTTTCAAGCCGTACTGCTGATCGCGGGTCCGAAAGATACTGCTCAGGCGTTAGGTTTTGCGCACCGAGATAACCTCGATTGCTGCTTCCAGGGTCGCCAGTGCCGCGGAGATTATTCATAAGCAGATTGAATTGCTCCGGCGAGAGCACCGAACCGGGGCGCAGGTTCCACTCGTTCATGACCCCGGCAGGCGAGTTCGTAGCGAACCGCTCGACAATCTGAGGATCAATGTCGCCCCAACCATTGCGCATCATTTCTTGAATGCGCAGTTGGGTGTTTCTCTCCCGTTTGTCTTCCTGTTTCTCGCTCATATCTCGATACTCCCTGCCAACTTGATGGCATCACCCGTTGCGGTCCATGCCGGCGGATATACCCGAGACGTGGAAACATTAACCGCGCACACGCCGATTGCTACGTTCGTGGCGTCGTTGTAGGCCACCGCTACGCCCGCCAATCCCTTCGCAGGCACCGGAAGCGGGAAATACGTCGTTCCCGCTGTGCTCGCCGTCGATGTGCCTGCGACGATTCCAATCTGCCAATCCAACTTTCGCCCGTCGAACCGAATGCGCCCTGAATACGTGGCCGTACCGACTTCGGTCATTCCCACCGGCACAGGCGTCCATTGTTGCCATGCGTCCTGCCCGATGAGGCTACGAAATGCAGAACTCGTCGGATCAATGTTAGGTAGGCGCTCGTCCTTCATATCGCGCCCTCAGTGACTTCGAGTTCAATAGCTTCCAGCAATTGATCCCGACCCGTTGCAGCGGCGCTCAATCCAGTAATTCTGAATGCGCGACGTTTAAACAAACCAGCGCGGAGCAAGCGAGGGTCATTAGACGCCATATCGACCGTTCTCCCTGCGCTCCAGGTCTGCCCGTCATCGTCCGACCATGAGATCGTCAACGTACTCGTGGATGTCGCCTTGTCGCCAATCACCCGAAGAGAATTCAGCGTCTTGTACTTTCGGGAATCGAAATCCATCGGCTGAGTCTGGATCGTTCCCGATGCCGGCGCGTTGCCAAGGTTGCTCAATTGCTTAGTCGAATCCTGCCCGACATACACCGTGCCACCACCCGAAGCATCGCTTTGCCGAATGCCGTACTCAAGTGTCCACGGTTGCCATGCGCCTGTCGTCAAGTCGTAGGCATAGACATTCGTCGCGTTAGACGAAGAACTTACCGCGATGTAGTACCGATTGTGATCGGCAATGATGTGCAGACGAAGCCCGGCTGTATCGCCGCCTGCCGCTATCACTTGCGCGAGAATCCACAAATCAACCGCCTGCGTGGAAATCTTCTTCGGATTGCCATCCGATAGGATGTAGACGCCAACGGTATGCAAATGCGAACCAACGAAGGCAAGTGTGTCCTCGACCGGCGAGATGCAATAGCGATTAACCGCGCCGATTTGCTTGGCCATCGACTGCACGCGCTGGAGCACTGCTCCGGCTTGATTCCCGGCATTGATGAAAAACTCAATCGAGTACCGGGAAAATCCAACAATGAAATTGCGATGCCGAGCCACACCGACGCCTAGATCCGGGTATTCCTGCGCCGTGATCGCCGCTGTAGATGTCCAGTTAACAAGCGTGTTTACGTCGGAATGCCATATTTGGCCGTTCGTACACATCACGAACCCGAAGCCGTCCATGTGCGCAAAGTTGCCAGTAAGCGTAAGTGCTGGCGTTTGTTTCGGCGGGAAGTCCGTATCCGTTATCTCGGTCAGTGATCCAGCGTCGACATAGTAGTAAGCAAGATTCGAGTCAGACACGAAAACAAGCGTCGGAACCGAGCTAATCATCGTCTCGGAAATGTGAATGCAACGCCCGGTAATCGCGCCAAGCGACGAATCGTTGTTGTATATCGTTGAGTTCGTGCTGCCGAATGCTGTGATCGTGGATGCGCTTTTACCGCGCCAAATCTGAATTGCTGTCCCGTGACCCGATGCGCCTGCCGGTGAAGCCGTTTCAGCAAACACTTTTCGCGGGCCGACCTTGACTAATGTCTTTCCAGAGAATGCGTTTTGCGTGACATGGAAAACGCAGTCCTCGAAATACTGATCCTTCTGGCTGGACGAAAACAGGCCAGCATTGGTCCCGTCTCTGCTGACCAGCGAGCCGACCAAAGGAATACGAACCTTCGCCATTAGATCGTACCGGCTTCCGTCTTGAGTTTTGCAGTGCGCGTATCACGCTCAATGCGAAGCGTGGCAACGTCCGCATTGATCACGGCAATACGATCCTGTAGCCTGCTTTTCTCATTCTGCAACGAATCGATGCGGTCGTTCACATCCTTGAGCGCCGCAGCAGCAGCAATGACCGTGGCGTAGCTCATCGCTTCTCGTCCACATCAATGGATCGGTGGAACTCTTGCCACCACTCCTGCGAATGGTCGCAATCTTCGTAAGAGGACACCGCGGGGATCGCAAGTGTGAAATGCAGCAGCTTGGCTTCGTCGTTGTGGTCGTACTCGTCAACGAGCCAGTTCCATTCCTTCGGCAGTTCCTGAATCCGCTCGTCCTTCAACCACTGGAAGCGGTGCAAGAACTCGCTGGTCTTCTCCGAGATATAGTCCGGCGTGAGCACATGGTTCGGATGGTTGCCGCAGTTCCAGAGCATGACGCTCGACCAATTCTTGCGCGGATAGTCCTTGTTAGGCTGTCCAAAATATTTCACCGGGTATTTCGTCTTGTAATCGTGCTTCACAACGGCCACGTCACACTCATTGCGCATCAGTGCGAACAGTTCCGCAACGTCATCCTTGAAGATCATGTCGCCGTCGACGAACAGCGCGTGACCCTTGAACCCGCACAGGTATGGTACGAGAAACCGCGAGTGGATAAACTGATTCGTGCCCTTGTGCGTCTCTTCGTAGAACGGCATCGTATTGAGCGCAAGCGGATGAATGCTCACCGGCACCGATGCGTGCCGAATGATGCTGTTTACGCAGACGTGAAATGCGACGGCTTCGCGCGCATCGTAGCCGACGAATATTTTTAAGCTATCCATCCCAAGCCACCTCCGAGCCTTCGTAACCTTCGGTGTTAACTTCGTTCATGAGCGCATTGCGAATCGTCTGATACTTGGCCTCCCAAACCTGAAGCCTGGATTCCATGCCAATGAACGGAATTGCCTCCGAGATCGCCGCCGACAAATACAAGTCGGGATGCACTCGGAATACGTCGTTAAAGGTGAGCGTTGCGGTAAACGTCATGCGCCGGTAATACACGCCTTCGATCGTGTAAACCGTGCTCGCGTCCGGGTACGGCCCGAATATGAGATTCGAGAACTCCCGAGCCACACACACAGGCCGCGACGATGCCGCCCGGAACGGGTACTGCTCGTAGATATACGATGCCGTCCGTTTCTTCAAGAACTTGCTAGGCTGGCCGTTCGTGTCGTTCAGCCGTGCGTACTTCATGTCCACGTAATCGGCAGGCAGCGGGATCATGCCGAGCGAAATCGTTCCCGTGAGCGTTGCCTCCATCTCCCGGCACCGCACCTCACGCCCGATCCGCTGGTGCGCGAGCAGGATCAAATCGTCAATCGTGGTGCCAGTGAAATCGCTGGATGCGGCATCGACCCAGGCATAGATTGCCGTCTTCAGATTGGCATACGTGTCGATGGCCATGCGTTACCCCTTACACGCGCGGATGTGGAAGTGCGCCCCACGAGCGGCGAGCGCCTTTCCACAGGTCGGACACTTTAGCGTTTTTTGCCCTTGCCCATCGGCATCGGCATCGGCTTTTTCGACTTGCCCTTCATGTATGATCACCTCCTCTCGTTGCGTGCGTTCACGCACAATCGACCGTCGTCTCATTTCACGATCACCAAAAATTCCGGCCCAAGATCACGATAGGCAAGCAAGTGCCACCGCTCCCAAATCTGCGGTAACCACCATGTCACCGGCCGCTGCAACACATGCGCGTTACGCCCATCCGGCAGCGTCTTCTTCGCCGGTCCCGTGGCAATCGTGAAGAATCCGACCTTGCCCGTTACCCGCTTGAGATCGTCAAGAACACTGTCGATACAATCCGCTTCGATGTGCTCAAGTACGTCCGTACACGCGACCAAGTCTGCCGGTTCAGGCGTTGCTGAGAATTCCTCGATACACGGGTCATACTGCCGAATCGGGAACCCGAGCGCCTTCTGCAACGTCTGCTTACCGCAGCCGTAGTCCAGCACTGAGACGCAGTCATGCTCCTGCATCAGAGTCGATACGATCTGAGCCCAACGCTGCCCGCTCGTGCCGTAATCAGGCCGCTCGCTGTGCAGTCGCTGATTCAGTGCCCGATAGTCCGAACTGATTAGCAATGTCCCGCTCCACGTAATTGATCTGATCCGCCCATCCGGTTTTTGCACGGCACAACTTGACCGACTTGTACCAAGGCATGTCACCGCTAATCCCGTAGCGCCAGTGAGGCGTAGGTCCGATCAGCGCATAGGTTTTTGCCCCGACTGCGCCTGCCACATGAACCGCCGTCTGCTGAACGGTCACGACGTAGTCGACCGCATGAAACAGTGCCGCTTGTGCCGCGAGGTCTTCGCCCACACACAGGTTGTCGAGTCGCACGAGTCCCGCTTTTTCTCGGTCAGCCTTTAGCATCGGATTCGTGTGCTCGTACTGCGCGGACACACATGTAAAGCGGCTGAAAATGGGTGCGAACGAATCAAGATCAATCGAGCGATCCTTGACCCGCGTCTGCTTCGTACCGCCGTGCCACGCTAACGCTATCCACGGACGCGGACCAATGGCGGTAAGACGCGCCTTGTAATGCTCCACGAGCGTCGGTTCAGGCTTGAGGTACGCCACGCCAGGGAAGGCCGCAGCATTGCGCCTAAGACGCGCTGCAAGGCTCCCGATTGCGATCTTGGCGGTATAGTCGCCCGGCGTTTCCGTTGTGACGATTGCCACGCCCGCCCACGTCTTACGAGCAATGCCAGCCACGCGCTCGTTCAGTTCCAACGTCACGCGCTTGGCCAGCGGCAATACTTCATCCAGACACGACAAGAACATGATTTCATCGCCTACACCCTGCTCACCGTGGATGTAGAGATGATCGGTCGGCTTGAAATCCCACATGGGCGCGTCGACCGTTGTGCGCGAGTGCCAGCCTTCTAGCTGCTGGCGGAACTCATACAGCGGCCAGCCGTTCGTCCAATCCTTTTTGGTCAGCAGCGCAAGCGACTTCGACCAACGCGCTTCAAAGCTTTCCGGGTCGCATTTCAGCGAACGATCCAGCCAGTGGATCGCCTTGTCAGGTTGCGCACGGTCGCTGTAGAGCGTTGCCATGTTGCAGCAGACTTCAGCGGTATCCCCTTGGATCTTGAGCGCACGCTCCCAGGCGTTCACCGCTTGTTCGTAACGGTCTTCCTTGCGAAATGCAATCCCGAGATTGCACCACGCGGAACCGTGCTTAGGGTTCCTATCGAGCAGGTTCGTTAACAGGTTAATTGCCAACCCGCTGTAGTCCTGCCGCAAATACAGGTCCGACAGCAGGTACAACACCCCCTCGTCGAACGGCTTCAGATTCAGAACTGCGTTATACAGATGCGAGGCGCGGCCAAAATCACCCGCCTTGTGGTGGGCTAATGCTTGGTCAATCGTCTGTTCGATGACGTTCATAAGAAACGGGGGCACGAGGCCCCCGTGTCCGTTACACGCTACGCCCGTCAGCGACGTATCGAAGATACCCCTGGAAGCTAAACGACGTGCTACCAGAGACACCCACCGTACAGTTCAGCGCCAGCGTGGCGTACTGAATTGCCCTGTCATCCGAAATGCTCAACTTGCCGCCCGGATTGACGAGCGTGTAGCTTTGCACCGTGGATGCGTTCGCGGTGATCGATCCCTGAGAAGCGCGCAAGGTATTCAGCACAGTAAACGTGCCGCTTGCGTCTTGCCCAAGCACCAGCATCGTGAACGTCTGCGCGGCGCTCTTCTGAACGCCGAACGTGATCGCCCCATCGGTGATCACAGCACCATTCGGGATGCGGCCAAGCAAGTACACGTCGGAAATACTTCCGAACTTGGTTGCACCCGAGTTGATGTCGAAGGTAATCGTGCTAGGCCCAGCGTGAACTTTCTGCGGACCTGCGGCTACGGTTGCGGCTGTAATGGTGACAGGCATGTCTCTATCTCCTTACGGCACAGGCGCGTAACCGGACATCACGATCGTTGCAAAGTCGCTCGAATTGAATCGAGTTTTCTTTACGCCGAAGATCATGCCGGCCGACACACCCAGCTGATTGCCATAGTCGAACAGTTCTTCTTCCCAATCCATTTGGGTCGCAGAACCGCCGCCGCCCACTGCAATGGCCAATGCCTGAGCACCGCAGAACACGCCACGACGATACGAAGTCGAAGCAGAGACGGTGCTATTCACAACAGGCAGGTACGGCCACTCGTGAACGATGGTGCCGTTGTAGATGAACTCCGCGCCCGTGAGGATCGGGTTGTCGCTGATCTTCCCGCCTTGCAGTTGCGCTTTCTGCACGTCGAAGAAGTTGCCAGCGGTCGAAGCATCAAGCCGCAGTTGCCGGATCTGGTACGGATGCAGGAAGCATACGTACATGGCTTTGCCGTCGACACGGATCGGACGAATCCGAGGCGTCTGCGTCTTGGCAATCGCGGCAGCGGTGTCGAGGTCTGCGAGTTTGATCGCGTGAGTCGTGGTCGCGGAAAGCGATGCTTCCGTCCCGTGCCCACCGCCAACGATCAGACGAGTCGTGCCGCTAACGGTCGACGGCTCGGTGGCGACTTGGTTGCCGGTGTAGCGCGTGTCGGACTGATCGGAATAGCCGGCCAGTTGATTGGCACACGAGGTCTCCAAACGCTCGAACCACCAATCTTCTGCCGCGCCGCGGAGCTCTTCGCGCACCGAGAACGGGACGCGCTGCTCGCTCATCTTGCCGCCAGAGCGGAAAGCATGCCGCAGTTGATTGATCAGGATCGCATCGCTGTACGTCGTGAGAGCTTCTTCGTTGCCCTCAAGCGTTGCATCGCCCTGAATGCCTGCGCCAGTAGGCAGCGCACGCAAGCCGAAGGTGATCTGGTCGCCCTTGTCTTTCGACAAGTCTTCCTTGATCTGAAAAAGTGAGGTATCCGACCGCCCCAGGAATTTGCCGTAGAAGCCTTTGCCGACAACATCGGCATAGAGCTTGCGGCTCCAGGCTTTCCGGGCTAGGGGGTGGCCGACACCATAATCGGTAGTCGCCATTTGTGTCTCCGAAAAAGTGAATGAATCAGCCTGGATCTCTAACGCTTGATCCTTGCGTATCCAGTCCACTTTCGCGGGACAACACGACCAGATTTAACGCCTCTGACGGCGAGATTGGCAGGAGTCTTACAGGTGCCCTGCCATCACCTACGGCCCTCGTTACTGGGGATTTCTTCTACCCCGCATCGTGGCATTCCGCTTGCGCGGGTTTCGCATATTGGCTTACCAACCGTCCTTGATCGGCTCTCGCCCGGACCCGACACCTACCAACACGCTCCACTAGCCTTGCCGCTCGAACTTTTACGCAGTCAACCGGCTCATCGTCTCGGCCCACTTGTCATCATTGGCGTACTGCTTGAACTCATGATCCGGCATGTTCGCCAATGCTTCAAGAGTAAGATTCTCAGGAGCCTTACCTGCTACCTGAGACAACGATTTACTCGATTGTATCCCTTTTGCGACTGTTTCGAGCTTATTATTTGGCGTTACAGGCTGCGCAGGAGCCGCAGGCGCGGCCTTCTGGTAGCCCTTGGCCATCGCTGCCTGATAGATCAGTTGCGCAGGGTTTATTCCGACCTTGGCCGCAGAGATCGCAAGCGCCATCTCGTCTTGTTTAATCTGCGCCTGGATTTGGGACGGAGCCATGCCCGCGTTCTCCAATTCCTGCTGCCTCGCGCCGATAAATGTCTGGTAGGCGTTCATGAAATCCGGCGTCTGCTGCGAAAACTGCGCCGCCTGCGCTTGATACCACACGGAGAACTGCTGCTCCTGCTGCGCAGCCTGCGTGGCCTTCGCCATCTGCTCTAGCTGCGCTTTAGTCTGCGTGACTTCGTGGCGCAGGTTCTCTGCCGGGTTTTCGTCGAACGCTGGCGGCTGCGGCTTGCCCTGTTCCATGAACTCGGCAAACCGCTTCTCCATCGCGGCCTTCTGCTCGCTCAGTTGCCGGATCTGCTCGCGCATCTCCTTGTTGATCGAACGCGCCTCGTGCAATGCCTCTAATGGCACCACCTTCGGCTTCTCCGGCTCTTTGGGAGCCTCCGGCGTGAGTTCCGGTGCGTCGGTTGCCGCCTCGGCTGCTGGCGTCTCTACCGGCTCCAAGGGCGCTTCGCCGCCAGTTTCAAAAAACGTCGTCTCTTCAGGCGTCAGTGCTGCGGTTTCTTCAGTCATACATCCTCACATTATGAGAACGATAGCGGCTTCGTCATCTTCAATCTCAGCCATGCGCCGCTCAATCGTCGAGATCATGGTAGAGATCGTCTTACGCTGCCTTGCGGTAGCGATTTCTAGTGCGTCCTGCAATACTCGTTGCTCGTCCAGTAACGCGAATAGATCGGCCTCGGAAGCAAGGGCTGCGATGTAGGCCGGTTCTTCGCGCAGCGCCTGAGCATCGACTTTCTTCCCATCGTCAAGCGTTTGCCACAACGGGCGACGTGACCGTCGATTCCGACGACCGCCAAGCGTTGTAGTCGGTGCCGCGGCCCCTGTGCCGTACCCGTCCGTGATGACAAGCGCAGCACTCCCAGGAACACCGAACCCGCCCGTAATGACTGAGGATATAGAGGCCACATCAAGTCGCTCGCGTGATGCTGCTCGGCGTCGTTGCGTTGTCCAGCGTGTACGTGGCCGCCGTCGTGCTACCGTCGAGCTTCTTCGTCGTGACCGTCGTCGTGCTAATCGACTTCTCAGCCAGTAGCGCCCGGATCTCGTAAAGGATCTGCGGGAGTGTCCCGGCAGCGCCGAGCGCCGCGTAGCCCTCAGTCATTGCCGCCGAGCCTGTGGCAGATAGCGCGTAGCCCGTCTTGTCGTTGTTCGTAGTCAGACTGCCGACGCTGCCTACAACATTGCCGCCGACATTGCCCGTAACGGAACCAACCGCACCCACAACGCTACCCACGGAGCCGGTGACATTGCCACCGACGTTCCCGGTCACACTGCCCACCGCGCCCGTTACCGAGCCGACCGAACCGGACAGGTTGCCCGTGATGTTCCCCGTAATCGCTACCGTCGTTGCCGCATTGCTGCCTGCGATGAACAAACCGCCCGCAGAACCCGCCGCAATGTCCGGTATGCGACCGATCAGGCTTCCCGCTGTGCCTGCGCCATACGCCCCTGGCAATGCCGTCAACCACGGGTCGGCTGCCGTACCTGCTGCGGACAATGCCTTCCCCGCTGACCCCGCTGCCGCGTGTCCTGCGAGTGCTTCGTCCCACACCGCGTCTGCGATCTCCGCGCCGGCATCCGCTGCAATCGATGCCGCCGTGATGACGTTCGCCGCAAGCCCGTTAACCGTGGTCACGTTTGTGGCCGTCGTCACGGTCGGTATGACGTTGTTCGTGCCGGCGTAGCCCGTGCCATCAAAGAACGACTCTGCGTTGTCGGCCGCCACGCTATCGCCACTAATCTGTATGGCGTTGGCCGACACGACCGCAGAGGCAACCGCAGTGCCGCCCCAATGCGTCGTGTTGACCTCGGGCCTGCCGCCACTGAACGTGCCGGCCGTGCCGCCGAACGAGCCCACGTCGAACCGGCCCGATGCGTCATAGCTCACCGGGTATATCTGCACCGTCACCGGGATAGCACCTGTGCCCGTGAACGTGTACGCGACGTGCGTATAGTTCGTCTCGGCCTGCGCCGGTGCGTAGGTGTGGAACCCGTTGCCCTCGTGAGTGCATGCACCAGAGCCTACAGAGCCCGTCGCCTGCGTTCCCGCATCGCCCGTCACGGCTACCGTCACCGATCCGGTAAACGCGCTGCCATCGGTCGCGCTGATCATCTGCGCGCCCACGAATTGACCCGATACGTTGCGTCTCATGCGGCCATCCCTAGCGGGTTGATGATGATGTTGGAGTTACGAGCCCAGGCGGGCTGGAAGCCGCCACCACCTCCCGCGCTCGGCCAGTAGATATGGATCGGCTCGGGCTCGAATAGATGCCAGGGGTTGCGGCTTAACTCGACAACTTCACCTGCCGACAGAGCGCGGTTCCATATCGCCGCGAGCGGGA